TCATCTCGTAAAAATCTAAATTTCATATTACGAGTAACATCCATACCAAAATCATCTGTTTTAGGATCAGTATCTCCTCTTTCAATCAAGCAATTTAATAATACAGGATCATTGTATGTTTTTGTAACAGATTCTCCGTATATATTTGCTTGAGTTTTATCTAAATTTATTTTATAGTATCCTACTTTTTGCTCAATAATATTATTGAGCAATTCTCTATTTAGATGTCTAAATAAACTTATATCTCTATTTGCACCGTATAATGCCATTAGTATTTACCTACGTTTTGAGCGGTTGTATATCTTGGAATAAATTGTAATAGTCCTGGAATTCGTGTTGTTATTAAAGCATCTTTTTTAATAAGATCAATATTTGTTTTAGGATCTGCCGTTACAATAAATTTCATATGTAATAAAGAAAATTCAAATTTGTCTGTTGCTTTACTGTCTAAAAATTCACTTTGCTCTACAGTTACAACAACAACACCAGCTAATCCTCTAATTTGATTATATACCTCTACCTTATTAATATCAGTAGCTGTTTTAATTAATACATCGATTTTATCTAAGCTAATTGCTTCTAATAATATGTTAGTTAATTTAATCATTAGAATATATAAATTGTATTAGGAACGTTTGTTAATGTTTTTTGCATAAAATCAGATTCTAACGATTGATTTTCAAGTTGTGTTTTACGAGAAGCTACATCTAAAGTTGCTCTTAGTTGTTCTAATAAGGCTATTTTTTCTGACCTAGCATCTGCTATTAAATCATCTCCATTTAATGTTACCTCAGCTCCTGGAATAGGGATTGTTGAGTATTTTTTTCTAACATATGCTAATGTTTCTTTTGCCGTTGCTAAAGCATATAAACGAATCCATTGTTTACCAATTGAATTAATTGCACCGAAAACAGGATTATCATAAGGTACATTACTTACGTTAGTAACTAAAGTACTTGAACCTGAATCGTATGTTGGAGTTGCTGACGTTACATCATTTCTTTCATCACGTTTAATGTAATGGAAAAATAAATGTTCATCACGACCTGGTATAGGAAATATTCGTAAATTATTATTTACTAAATCAAATGAAAATGCTGATTTTCTAATTTGATCATTTAATTCAATTGCTTGTAATTTTTGAACGTCAAAATAGATAGGCATTAACAAAAAGTTAATACCAGGTGAAAATTGACCAAAACCAAATGTTTCAAGTAGTGATTGAATACCTGTACCTGTACCAGCGTATGGATCAAAATAACGAACAATAGCGGGTGGTGCTTCAAAAAATATTTTTTTAATTTCAATACCACTACCTGATATTCCATTATCTATGGCCCATTTTTTTAAGTCATAATCTTGAACACTAGCCGTCATTTCAAGTGAACCAGTGTAATATGTTGTAAATCCACCTACTCCAGCCTCAGATGCATAATTTTCTGATATACGAATAAGAGAACCAAGATTAGGAGTAACTAATTTATTATTAAACGTAACATTATTGTCTACTATATTACCTTCCATTGAAAGATAACCTTCACGAATCTTATATTGGTAAACTTCATTACCATAAGTAGTAATTGCTTCTTCAAAAGCAGCATAAAAATTAATATCTTGAAGTTCTACTTCAACAATAGGATAACCTAATCTTCTAGAACACCAAGTTGCAAATAAGGGAGCTTCTTGTTGGAATTGTAAGTCATTATCATAGAAACCAAAGGGAGTATTACCCCATACTGGTCCTGGATTATTGTTCCAAATTGGTATATTAGCCATTTACGAATAGTATTTAACACGTATAAATATGTTAATCTCTATGATCGCTGTATATTTTCAGTATATCTTCCACGATTGGATCGCGATGATTTGTTTTGAGTGTTATTATACTGAAGTTTGCTATGTTTGTTAAATTATGACATATAAATCCAAAACCTGACATTTTTTTATCTTTAAGATCGATTTGAGCTGTATCACCACATATAATCATTCTGGAGCCATTACATAATCTACCTAATAATAGTTCCATTTGTCTGTGTGTAATATTTTGACCTTCATCAACTACTACACAGCAATTGGTTAAGTTACGACCACGCATAAAAGCTAATGGAATAACCTCGATATTACCATCTGCTAGGTGTTTATCAATTAAGTCCTTGCGATATAAACGATACATGTTATCGTATATAGCTGCTGTGTAAGGAGCAAGTTTAGCGTCTTTATCGCCCGGTAAAAAACCGATATCCTCCCCAGATGTGACAGCTGGACGAGTTAATATGATTTTTTCAACTTCGTGGCGAAACAATAAATCGAGTGCTACTTGAGCCGCGAGCATTGATTTACCACTACCTGCTGATCCTTTTAATACTGATATTTTTGAACGAAGAATAAGGGATTTTGCTGCTTTTTGTTCTTCGTTAAGACTAACTTGGAACTTAATATCTCCTTTAGGGCGTCTTTTAGGTTCACTCATTAACTGTGTTTCCGATAAATATGATAAAAAAAGCTTGACCTTACGGGGTCAAGCTCTTTAGTTTAGCCTTACGGGGCTAGGTTATGTTAAATTATATTAAAGGGTATTTAAACCATTAACATATATTTTACCATAGTAGTCAGGACGGATCATCTTCTTAGCGTATCTAGTCATCAAACCTTTTCTTGGTGTGAATGTAGCTGGATCGTATAAAAGAGGAGTCATGATCAATGGAACATATGGAGCAAATACAGCACCACACTCAAGGAATTGAGATCCTTTGTAACCCATTAAGATAACGTTCTCAGTCATGTACGGATTTTTGTAAACTTTATAACGACTGTTTAATGAACCTACTTTTTGGATACCAAAGTTGTACTCTAATTTCTCACCAGTACCATCAGAAGCAAATCCTGGGATTGATTCAAGGATAGTAGCTACAGTTGGAGAAGTTACTAAGAAATTAGCTCCACCACGTAATGTTAACTGATGGATTTTATTACTAACTTTCTGAAGTTTAGTTCCTAAAGTTTGGAACCAACCACCTTGTGTGTTGTAGAATGACTGAGCAGCAGCATTTGCAACAACACCACCAGCAGCAGTTACAGTTGTGTTATTAATAGCACTCCAGTAATCAACTGTAAACGCATTTTGAATAAGCATATCCAATAATTCTAAATCAATTTCCATTGAAATGTATTGAGATAAGATACCAGTTAATTCAGCTTCAGCATCAACACTATGGTAAGCGTTTAAATCTTGAGCGAATTCTGGAGTCCATTGTGCTTTTAACTTACGAGTTTTAGCAACGATTGCTTCAGATTTTAACTGAACGTTAATTTCTGGAATAGCGATTGTTGTAGGAGCGTTAGTTTTAGAAACACCATCTTCAAAATCACCACGTGATGCACCTGGGTTAGATTGATCTTGAGGAGCAACATCATAGAATAAAAGGAATGTAAATGCACCTACTGCAGCATTTGATACTATTGCAGAAGCAGTTACAAAGAAAGAAGCAGTATTACTAGATACTGTAGTGAATTCATTAAAAACTGTAGTTGAGTTAACAGTAGAACCTGAAGTTATTGCAAATGCACGAATACCATTGGTATCAAATCCAGCAGGTAATGGAACAGTTACTTTTTTCATACCAGCACCACTATTATTAGCTACGGAAGCTGAATAATCAGAACTGAAGTTAAAATCAGACTATGCAGCCGATCCAGTACCACAGTTAGTGATAGAAGCAGTGTATTGATTAATTGAATAACTAAATCTACCAGGACCATATAATGATGATGAAGCGATATCAGTTACGTTACCAGTTACACCAGAAGCTGGGTTTGCACCATATAAAGAACCATTATTTGCAAATGGTTGAACAGTAGCATTATTAGCACCACCATATTTGAAATCAAGATAGAATACAAGGCCTGAAGGTAAGTTCATTGGTTGTACACTAACGAATTCTTTAGCAGCTATTTCACCGAATACACGACGAACAAGTGGAAGAGCAACGCCATTCCAAGATTCACCACTGTAAGCACCAGATCCA